ACAGTCTCTCTACCGTTTCTAAACCCCGCAAAATATTCATTCGACTGACTGGAAGTCTGAACCGAATGAATACTATTCATCAACCCGTGGCGAATGAAAGGTTTGGCCCTTGCGGGCTAGACTTTTGACTCCACGGGGATGCAAGCTGGGGAACCTTTGGAACCTGCGAACCTTTAAATTTTTGAATCTTTGAATCCTTAAATCCCCACCCTCTTTGATTATTCCGTCAGGATCTTTGGATTGCAAGTCCAGAAGCGCGTCGGGGTGTGGGAATACGATTTTTAGACCGTTGGAATACAAAAATCCGCCGTCCATGGCGGTATGATTTTGACTCATTTCAAACTCGTCAGGATTTTTTCTTCCCGACTATTCTTCTTCAATACTTGTCCGTCAGAACACGTGGCTTTTTGATCAACGCGCAATGAGACAACCGCATCGGGATTGTTTTTCCTCAACGCTTGGAGTTTGGATTGAACGTCTGAAGAAGACGGATGCATGCACATTGCCAAGACTAAAGTTATTTTGGTTAACATGTTGGTACTACCTTTCATTCAGTTCTGAGGGGTTCAAGACTCGTCAGTACGGATTGGATCCGTAGACGCCGCGTCCTTGCGACGTTTCGTCTTTAGGCTTTAGGTTTTATCGGCCGTTCTAAACACATTTTTTCTAACTCAAGACGCGCGTCTTCTATTTGGTTTGCCTCATGGTCTGTCATCACGCCGCAAGCGTCGCATCTTTCAATCGCCCACCTATCCCTTGGTATTTCTGGCGCGAACGCACTTTGAATTAATACTAACCATCCGCGGCCTTTACAGCTTTCGCAAGGATCTCGAAATTCACAATCGCAGTTTGGGCACTTCATACTGCACTCCTTTCAGTGATGTAATATTCGCCGCGATCACTTTCGTAATTTTCGTCTAACACCTCACAAAGGAAAGATTCGGCATCGTCGAAGTCTATGAATTCTTTTGCGTCGAAACATATGTTTCCTGCCCAATCCGAAATGTTGAATTTCTTCATACGACACGACCAAATGATTTTGTTATTTGGAACCCTTTTTCGTCGTCGATTGGTTCGCCCGCTGCGCGAAGTGCATCGACACATAATTGGGTTATATCCGTGTAATTTTTTAGTACGTCTTCAGAAATAAATGCAGGATCCTTTTCATTCGCATAATCGCCTTGGAATACAATTCGATCTCCGGCCCACCTACCTGCGACTAATTCTACCGTCTTCAACGCTTCAGCTTGCGCTTTAGTTGGATTCGGTTTGAATGTACTTTTACTGTATCTAACCTCAACATTGAGATCGCCTCCACCACGACCGTTTGAATTTGCAAGCAAGACTGCAAGTGCGCTCATCGTCCAGAAATCTGAACTCATTTCGAGAAGCTTCACTCCGCTTGCGATCGCTGTTAATGTTTCCTTTTTATCTAAATTGTAAATTTGAAAATATTGACCCATAGAAATACTCCTTATTTGTGCCAGTAAATAGCGATTGTTTTTCCGCAGATTCGATCAAACTCTTCGGAGATCATTCTAAATCCTGACTCCATAAGAATCTTTTCGACCCCATAATGCCCGTCTTCAAAGTGTGTTTTATATCCAGACGTCCACACGAAAATGTGGTTTGAATCTTTTCGGCCCCACTGAAGATGGTTATCGGTTAAGAATTGGTAAGCGGTTTGATTGCTCATCTTGCACCCGCCTTTTTAGGGAAATTTGCGGATTCAATCCAAACTTGTTGGTTGTAATCGAAGTAAAGATTCCGAGCTATTTTTTTAAATCCCTCTGCTTCAAGTTCTTCACGAAGTTTGATTCGTTCAGAGTGCGGCAACGCATCTATCATTCCAGTGAGGGAAATCAGGTCGTTTTTGGCGACTAGTTCTTTATATACTTGGATTTCAGTCTTCATTTTGTACTACCTTTCATTCAATTTCCGGTGGGTTCAGCACCGAGTTACTAACAATCTAACTTATCCGACTTAAATAGTCAATGTGTAATTATCAATATGTTGATTTATTCTCATCGCTGATTTATCGTCGTTAGAGCGCAAAAACGGTTGTGGGTTGGGTATCAAGGTTCTGACGATCGACGTTTATAGAGGCGATGTGTGCGTCGTATTTAAGAGCTAAACTGTGTTGAGTTTTTCTCAAGGTGATTGGAACTGACTGAGTTTCGCGTGTGTGCGCGGGTATTTACAAGCTTTTTGCTACCCCCCTGCTACCCCGAGTTTTTGGAGTTTAGTTAGGCAATGGTAACTTTTAGGTTTTTAGAGTCTTGTGCAGCTGATTGGTTATCTCATGTACGGTAGGTCTCATGGTTAGTTTGAAAGGGCACTTTTTTGGGTTTATCGAGTCTAACTATAGGTATTCAAAGGTCAAAAAGACCGGCGGCGGGGGCGGCGTACCCCCGTTTTTTATACCCCCAGTCCATTTCTACGGGTATTCGGTGCACACAGGTTTCAAATCCGTGTCGATGTTGCAAAAAACTCAACACACGTGGAAATTTTAAAAAATGTACATGTGGGGTTTTTTGAATGGGGAGAAAGAAACACGACATTCCCATTAAGCCGCTGACCGATAGACAAAAGGCTTTTGTAGAAAATTACGTAAAGACCGGAAACGCTAAGCAATCGGCGATCACCGCCGGATTTCCCGCGGCATCGGCCTATCAGAGGGGGCACGAGATGGCCACGAAGGTCGCGGCAACCACCGAGGCGTTAAAGGACGTTAGAAAAGAAGTGGCCGAAAAATTAAAATACACGGCGATTGAGGCGATGCAGGAATGCCAAGATGCGATCATTTTTGCTAGAGAGACCGGAAACGCGAACGCTTACGTCAAAGCCGTGGAGCTCAGATCAAAACTTCAAGGTCTTCTTATCGAGAAACACGACGTGAGGCAGGTTGGGTTTTCGATTCGGATTGATGGGGTGGATGATCCCTCATCAATTATTCCTGTGGTCTCAACAAAAGTGGAAGATGAAGATGACGAAACTTTAAAATCTCAAAATAGTGGGGATCAAGATGACGACATCTTTAGTTGATCGACCGCAGAAGACAATAACGTATCGTCCCCCCGGCCCTGTGGCGAAATCTTTTTTGGAATCAAAAGCCTTTGTCCGCGGAATTATGGGACCCATTGGTTCCGGAAAAAGTGTTTCGTGTGTGATCGACATCCTTAGGCGTTCCCAACTCCAAAAGAAAAACCCACAAGATGGGATTCGTTATTCTCGGTGGGCAGTTATTCGTAACTCTTACCCAGAATTAAAAACTACGACGATTAAGACTTGGTCGGATTGGTGTCCACTTGATTATGGAAAGATCACATACGACTCTCCGATCACTCACAGGATTAAAACTCCGGAGTTGGACATTGAGGTTTTCTTCATTGCGCTTGATCGACCGGATGACGTGACAAAACTTTTGTCGATGGAATTAACCGGTGCATGGGTAAATGAGGCTCGCGGCATCCCGAAGGCGATTATTGATGCGTTAACCGGACGAGTGGGACGTTATCCTGCGAAAAAAGACGGGGGGTGTACGTGGTCAGGGATCATGATGGACACCAATGCGCCAGACGATCAACATTGGTGGTACAAACTCGCGGAAGAGGAATACCCAGATGGGTGGGCTTTTTTCAAACAACCCTCAGGTGAGTCACCGGAAGCGGAGAATTTAGAAAATCTCCCCGAAGGATATTACAAGAGGATTACGGCCGGTAAAGATCCTGACTGGGTAAAAGTTTACGTTCATGGTCAGTATGGGTATGTGACCGAGGGAAAAGCTGTTTTTCCGATGTATAAAGATCGGATCCATGCGTCCCCTACGGTTTTAGAACCCATCCCCGATCTTGCACTTTCGATTGGTTTGGATTTTGGTTTGACCCCTTCTGCTGTTATTGGGCAAAAACTTGTAGATGGGCGTTGGTTTATTATTGATGAATACGTGACTGACAATTGTGGGGTTCAACGTTTCGCCGAATTAATTTCCTCTCACATTAAAAATAAATATCCAGACCACATGGTTGGGGTTGTGTACGGGGATCCTGCGGGAAATCAACGGGCGTTTTCTGATGAGAGAACCGCGTTTGAGATTATGAGGGAGTACACCGGGTGGAAATGTAGACCCGCTCCCACAAATGAGATTGTTGCCCGTTTAGAGGTGGTCATTGGGTGTTTAAACCGAATGGTGGATGGGAATCCTGGAATTTTAATTTCACCCACGTGTAAGGTTTTGCGAAAAGGATTTTCAGGCGGATACCATTATCGGCCTATTAAAACGGGGAACGCACAACAGTTTCATGACTCGCCTTTTAAAAATCAGTTCTCTCATCCCCATGACGCGCTTCAAGCTCTCTTACTTGGCGGTGGGGAGTACAACGTCATCATGAACAAGATCCAAAAAAATAACTCATCGCGTCGAAGTCAAATGGCCAGAGATATTGATTATCCGATTTTTGACGACAACAGATAGTTTGACGGTTTTTCCTTTTGCGTTTAGTGTTGAGATAAGGTCATCATAATTGTGTTTTAATCATTAACCAAATTTGCGGGAGAGACATGTCGAATTCCGGAGTTCCAGGGGTTGAGCAGATTGCACAGTTTACGGCGGGATCGTCTCCTAACTCACCAACCCCACCCCCTGCCGCGCCATCGATTGGTGACCAGACTCAAAAAAAAGAAGAAGAAGAGCGACAAAATGCGGGTACGGGCCAATCGGCGAACCTTTTGCAGGGAGACTCTGAGGGCTTCAGCACTACCAGTTCAAAAAACGTTCTTTTGGGGAGTTGATTCTTAAATGTTGGATAACGACATGAATCTTAAACCCGAAGTCATTCCCGCTTATGACTACAAGAAAGAAGAACTCGCCCAACGCATTCTTCGTGAGTTTAGTACTGAACAAGGTAAGCGAGGCGTCTGGGAGTCACATTGGCAAGAGATCGCTGAGCGGATCTGGCCCTCTATGTCTTGGCACTTTAATCCGTACTGGTACCAAACCGCGGGACAAAAGAAAAACGAATGGATTTTTGATTCGACCGCGACTCTAAGTCTCAATCGATTTGCTGCGATTGTGGACTCACTTCTCACTCCAAGAAATCAGACGTGGCACTCCCTCACTTCAATTGATCCGATGTTAAATAAACGCCGCGACGTGAAGGAGTGGTTTGAGACCACAAATCGGATTCTGTTTCATTACCGTTATCAGGGGATGTCCAACTTCGCCTCCCAGAATCACATGAACTATAAGGCGCTCGGAGCCTTTGGTAATGGGTGTCTGTTCACCGATTCTTTATCGGCTCGTGCGGGATTCAGAGGAAAAGGTCTCAGGTATAAAAAAATCAGTCTTGGTGAAATGTACTACGTTGAAAATCACCAAGGGATTATCGACAAGTGTTTTCGGTACATCGAGATGACAGTCAGACAAGCGATTCAAAAGTGGGGAAATGCTCTTCCACTTGATATCAGGGGTCTTGCGGAAAAAGATCCAGAGACTGTTCAACATTTTATTCATTTGGTTGAGCCTAGAGACGATTACGATCCTGAGCGAAAAGATCACAAGGGGATGGCTTTTGCCTCTTATTATATTTCAAAAGAACACACAGCCTTACTTGAAGAAGGCGGCTTTCACGTTTTCCCTTATGCAATTTCTAGAGACTCACAGTATCCGGGCGAGACGTATGGCAGATCTATCGCGATGGATTTGCTTCCCGCAATCAAGACTTTAAATGAAGAAAAGAAAGCGGTCTTAAAACAAGGTCACAGAGTTACGGATCCAGTATTGTTGGCGCATGATGATGGGGTTCTCGACGGGTTCTCCTTATTGCCCGGCCGCGTGAACATGGGGGGCGTGACAGCAGATGGGAAACCGTTAGTTCACGCGCTCCCCACGGGCAATTTACAAATCGGAAAAGAAATGATGGACGATGAGAGAGATCTCATCAAAGACGGATTTTTAGTAAGTCTGTTTCAGATTTTAACTGAAAATCCTCAGATGACGGCTACTGTCGTTCTAGAGCGAGCCAAGGAAAAGGGAATACTTCTGGCTCCCACAATTGGTCGTCAGCAAACGGAATATCTTTCCCCGCTCATTGAACGCGAACTAGATATTTTGGGACAACAGGGATTGTTGCCGCAGATGCCACAGATTTTAAAAGAAGCGCAGGGAGAATATAAGGTCATCTATGATTCTCCTTTGAATCGAGATCAGAGGGCGAGTGAGGCGTCTGGTCTTATGAGAACGGTGGAGAGTTGTTTGACGATTGCTCAAGCGACCCAAGACCCTGCCGTTTTAGATAATTTTGATTGGGACGTAGTGGTTCCGAATCTAGCTGAAATTCAAAATGTTCCTCAGAGTTGGTTAAACACTCCTGATAAAATTGCTGCCGCTCGTGCTGAGCGGGCAAAACAAAAACAAATGGAAAATGCGGCGAATGTGGCACCCGGGGCCGCTGCCGTGATGAATGCGACCGCTAAGGTTCACAAATTGATGAATGGCGGTTCTCAGGGCACGCAGTAGAGAAGAAGGGCACAAAGATTGAGTGAAAAAGAAGCCGAAAGCGCGGCGGCGCTTCGCGTACGTAAAATCCGCGAATTTATCTTTGGAAGACAAAGAGACTATAGAACGGTTTTTAATCCTGGCTCACCGTCGGCAAGGGTTGTTCTTGCAGATCTTGCGAAATTTTGTCGAGCGACGGAATCGACATTCCATCCAGATGCTCGGGCTCACGCGCTTATCGAAGGACGACGAGAAGTATTTCTTAGAATAGCAAATCACATAAATTTGGATTCAGATGTTTTGTATAAAATGTTGACTGAAAATCAGAAAGGGACGGGTTAATTATGTCAGTTGGAACGGGAGCGGCAAATGCAGGGGCAAGCGGTGGATCAGGTGCAAGTGCAGGATCAACAAGTAGTGCGGGATCAGGAGCGGGAACTTCAGCGGGTTCTGGTCAGAGCGCGGGCGCTATTAATCCAGGTCAAGGTGCAGCAAGCGGAACTGGAACGAGCTCTCAGGCAGCTGGAACGCAAAACGCTCCTGTCGCATGGGACTCGGGTCTTAGTGAAGACCACAGAGGATATGTACAAAACAAAGGGTGGAAAGCGCCCACCGATATGGTCGATTCTTACAGGAATTTGGAAAAATTGGTCGGTGTTCCTCAAGACCAAATTGTAAGACTCCCAAAAGGCGATGATCCTGCGGCGATGGATGCGTTTTACAATAAACTTGGTCGTCCCGGAACTCCTGACGGTTATAAACTTCAGACTCCAAAAGAAGGTGGAAACCCAGAGTTTACAAAATGGGCTTCTGAAGCTTTCCACAAAGCGGGTCTTTCTGAAACACAAGCCAAAGGCATGATGGACAAGTGGAACGAGTACATTGGCGGTCAAACGACTGCAGAAAAAACTCGAACCGAACAGCTGAGGCAGGTTGAAGCTACCTCTCTTAAAAAAGAATGGGGTGCTGCTTACGACCAGAATATGAACGTCGCAAAACGCGCAGCACGCGAGTTTGGCTTCGATGGGAAGACCTTAGACGCGCTAGATGCAGCAGTGGGTCATGACAAGACGATGAAGCTACTTCAAAAAATTGGCGCTGGTTTTGGCGAGGCTAATTTTGTGCCCGGCAACGACGGAAGATCCTCAAACTCGTTTAATGGGGCTATGACACCCGCACAGGCTAAAGATCAAATCAGACAGCTGAAATCTGATCCTGATTTCGTCAGAAGATATACGCAAGGCGGGACCAATTCTCGGGAGTATGCGCAGCTTCAAAAGCTTCATCAGTTTGCATACCCAGATCTGAATTGACAAAAAAACAGTATGATGAGTTAATATCAATACGTAGGAAAAATTGGAGATTGGGAACCCTATACCTACGGTAGGGCCAATCTGACCGTCTGAAAGTAGACTCTCCCGCCCTGGGGAATATTTGGGCATGAAGTGGCCCCTCTCTACTGAGAAATCAGGACGAAGGACAAGCCCTTTGAAAACCGTTTCATTAAACGATTTTTGGAGGGCCAAATGGCCGATAATATCCCAACCTTTTACGTTCAACAGTTTTCCACAAACCTTCAATTGCTCTTGCAGCAACAAGGTTCAGTTTTAGAAGAAGCCGTCATGGGCGGCACGCATGTCGGTGCACAAGCTTCGCCAGTCGATCAGATCGCACAGGTCAGCGCCAATAAAGTTATTGCGCGTTTTGCACCGATGCCACGAGTCGATGCGACCTTGCAACGTCGATGGGCGTTTCCAGTGGACTACGATCTTCCTCAGCTGATCGACAGTTTCGATAAACTGCGTTTGCTGGTTGATCCATCTTCACATTACGTGAAGAATGCGGCTCTAGCTTTGGGCCGTGCAAAAGATACTGAAATCATCAACGCATTTTTCGGAACAGCTTTCACAGGCGTTGAAGGTCTGACTTCAACTTCTTTCTTATCAACACAAGTTGTGAACGTGGCAACAGGCGCTGCGGCAGCAACTGGTCTTACGGTCGCAAAACTTCGCGCCGCTAAGAAAATCCTCATGCAAAACTATGTGGATTTCAAAACCGATCCAATCTACTGCGCTGTGACTGCAAAACAGCACGACGATTTGCTTGCTGAAGTGCAAGTGATCGACCGCGATTACGCAGGGGATGTTCCGGTTCTAGCTGAAGGTCATATTAAACGATTCTTAGGAATCAATTTTATCCACACGGAATTATTGCAGACTGGTACCGACGACGCTTCGGGTACCTCGACTGCCGTTCCGATCTGGGCAAAATCCGGCATGTACCTAGGTAAATGGGAAGACATCATGACTCGTATTTCGATTCGTTCTGATCTTCAAGGCGAGCCTTACCAGGCTTATGCCAAGGAAACGATCGGTGCGACACGTTTGGATGAGCCACGAGTTGTTAAGGTTTGGTGCCGATAATTTTTAAATGATTTGAATGGGTGGGGATGAAAGTCCCCGCCCTTCCTAAAATATTATTGAAAGAGGAGAAATAAAATGGCTGTCGAAACAATTAAATCTTTAACGATCTCAAACCGAGACGCAACCCCATCAGTTCCAACTGTCGCAGCAATTGCTGGCGGCAATATGAAGAATGCACAAGGTAATGTGGTTGTTAGCGCATCCGCAAGTATCGGTTCTTTGTATCCTATGGTTAGCGTTCCTTCGAATTGCCGAATTGAATCTGTAGTACTTCAGTGCGCAGCTTTGGGGTCAGGTTGTACTGCAAACATCGGAGTTTATGCTCCAACCAGTCCATCCCCTTCTTTGCTGGCGTTGAATTCGTCTTACACGGCAAATGCTGCGATCAGCGCAACATTTTTTGCCTCGGGAGTTGATGTCAGCGGAGCACTTACTCCGGTGAACGAAATTTCTCAATCCGGAACAAATACCATTGCAAAACAAGGTCAAGAACTTTGGCAAGCACTGGGCTTGGCTTCAGATCCAATGTGCATGTTGGACGTCAGTGTCGCTCTCGCAGCGGCCGCTGTTGCCGGTGGAGCACTTGGGCTCAAAGTCGGTTTCGTTTACTAACCAAAAGTTACCGAAGAGATGGGGGAGAGATCCCTCATCTCAAATTTTCGGAGAGGATGGAAAATGGGACTTTTTTATTGGGGAATAAATCAAGGACAGACTGAATTTAGCGTAGTCACCGGAACATCTGATCCTTCTAAAAATATAGAAGTAACGGTTGATCTCACCAAGGTTTACGGAAACGCCACTTATCCTACGGGTATTAGGAAAGATGAAATGGTTCGAGCATTGGAAATGATCACCGCAGAAATCGTCAAGGGCAATTGGCCTCCACACACTTGATTTTTTGGAAGGATAAAAGTTTATGGCAGGTTCAATTAGAATTGATTTCTTAGTTAATTCTGCGCCCGCAACCGGGGCGGCCATGACGTTCAAGGGTGGAAAACTTTACGTTTTCGCGGAAGCTACTTGGGGCGGCGGTTCAGCTAAGATTCAATTTCAATCGCCTCAGGGAACATGGATTGACGTAACTAACCTTTCCTTTTCGGCGAACTCCGGGATTCTCATTGAACTTCCTCCGGGTCAGTACAGAGCGGTCTCAACTACGGCTACAGCTTGTTATTTATCAGCGGTTTCGGTTCCGTCGTCAGTGACCGGTTAACAAAAGTGAAAGGGGCACGATGTCTAGTATCATCACCATTTGCAATCGCGCCCTGCAAAAAGTTGGAGCTCACACGATCACAAGCCTTACCGATCAATCGGTAAACGCTAGAGCTCTAAACACGATGTATTATTCGGTTAGAGATTCTGTGATGGCGGCAAGCCGTTGGAACTTTACTATCCAAAGGTTTCAGCTGGCCGCATCTTCAAATCAAAATGCCTTCGGACCCTTAAATATTTTTCCTCTTCCGGCAGGTTGGTTACGAGTTTTACCTCCTGATCCACTAGATAATGTAAATGACAGGGATTGGTTGATTGAAGGTAGCAATATCATCAGTGCTTGGAATCCTCCTCTTAATGTGAAGATTCAGATGAAGATTGAAGACGTTACTCTTTATCCTGCTTCTTTCATTGAAGCCTTGGCAGCAAAGCTTGCTTACGAACTTTGCGAACCTCTGACTCAATCGAACACTAAAAAACAAGCCTGTGATGCAGATTACAAAATGGCAATCGCGGATGCTAAAAAATTAAATGCGATTCAAAATGTTCCGCAGATCTCTGTCGAGGATCCATATATCACGACCAGAGTGAGCGGATCGCGAGGATGGTTTGGATAAGATATGTGTCCAATCAGCGCACCACTTCAGAGTCATTTTGACGGCGGAGAAATCAGCCCTCTTGTTTCTGGCAGAATAGATTCAGAGAGATACAAATCCGCCTTAGCTCTTTGCAGAAATTGGATTCCTAGGCTTCAGGGACCGCTACAGAGACGCTCTGGAACTCAGTACGTAAACACATGTGAAACGAATGTTGCCGGCGGATCTAGGTTGATTCCTTTTAATTTTTCCACAACTCAATCTTACATTTTAGAATTTTTTGCTGATTTGGCGGGGGCCGGTATTAGGTTTTATGCAAATTATGGGCAAGTTCAGGTTGCTGGAAGTCCGTATGTGGTTCTGACTGAGTATCTTGCCGCGGATTTACCGCTTCTTAGATTTGTTCAAAGTGCTGACGTGCTTTATATCGTTCACCCAAATTATCCTCCGGCAAAACTTCAAAGATTCGGAGCCACAAACTGGCATTTCTCAAACATTCAATTTCAAGACGGCCCCTACCTTCCAATTAATATTACTCAGATGGTAATGGAGCCCGCTGCGACGTCGGGAACAAATGTAAGTGTGGTAATGGGTCCGAACCAAGCCATCACAGGTGCTGTCGCTGACATCTCTGGCCAAGTAAAAATCACAATCGCAAATCACGGTTGGACATCTGGGCAAATGGTTTCAATTTCGGGTGTCGTAGGTACTGTTGAAGCTAATGGAAGATGGTTAATTGACGTTACTGACGTAAATACTTTTTCTTTGAGAGGATCCGTTTTTGTTCACAGTTATATTTCAGGCGGAACTCTTTATCCAACGAACCCCTTTCAAGCGCAAGTAGGGTTAACAGGGAGCATTTATTTGGGAACTCCTGTTAGAATTGAACAGTCGGGAACCTGGGGATGGGGGATTCTTACCGGAATAACCAATGACTACACCTTCACAGTAAATATAAATCCGGTGAATGATTTTAACGCCACAACCCCAAGCAAAAGTTGGGCAATCGGTGTCTGGCCTGGCGGCAGTTTGCAGGGGTCTTTTTTTCCGACACACGTTGACCCCCCTATGTATCCCGGGAACGTGACTTTTCATCAGGATCGTCTTTGTTTTAGTGGTGCACCTTCCTATCCACAGCGCGTGGACATGTCGATGACTTCGAATTACGAAACCTTTTCTCCATCGGGATATGACGGGACTGTTTCAGCAAGCGATGCGATTTCTCTTTACCTAAATGCAACGGACGTGAACCAACTTTACTGGTTAAATTCTGATGACCGCGGATTACTCAGTGGATCCAGTTCAGCTGAGTGGTTGATCCGCCCTTCCGTTTTGGGAGATGCGATTTCTCCGACTGATGTCTTAGCAAGACGCGGCTCAAAGTGGGGATCGGCTCCGGGATTTGCCGCCTTTTTGGTTGGAAAATGTACGCTTTACGTTCAAAGGGGAGCTAGAAAAATTCGCGAGCTCCTTTACGACATCTATATTGATGGATACCGAGCCACGGATCTGACAGAACTTGCTGAACACATTACAGGTACCGGCATTGTCGATTGGACTTATCAGAGTCTTCCGATCTCAACCCTCTGGTTTGTAAGAAACGACGGCGTGTTACTTGGAATGACTTATGATCGGGATCAAAGTCAGCTTAGAACGGGCTGGCACCAACACGTTTTAGGCGGCGTAAGTGATGCAGGGGGATCTCCTCCGGTTGTAGAAAGTGTAGCGACGATCCCTAGCCCAGATGGAACCAAAGACGATCTATGGATGATTGTAAGACGGTATATCAACGGCCAAACGGTTCGCACCATAGAGTACATGGCAAAAATTTACGAGGACACTGACGGCCAACAAAACGCCGTGATGCTTGATTGTAGTTCGACTTATAACAACCCAATTACAATCACAGGCGCAACGAATGCCAATCCGATTGTCGTTCACGCCCCTTCTCACGGTTTTTCAACAGGAAATTTTGTTCGTATAGACGGTGTAGTTGGTTTTGTACAAAGTGGCGTCAGCATCTTAAACGGAAAATGGTTTAAAATTACGGTCACCGACTCAAATCACTTTTCACTTCAGAACGAAGACACGGGCGTGAATGTGGACGGTTCGGGAGCAAGTGTTTACGTTTCGGGCGGCCAAGTTAGAAAACTAGTGACCACAATTTCGGGTTTAACTTATTTAGAGAACGAAACCGTTTCTATATATGCGGATGGAGCGAATCAAGCCCCGCAAACAGTCAGTAATTCTGGAACAATAACTCTGCCCTTAAAAGCGGCAGTGGTCACAATCGGGTATCCTTTTATTAGTGACGCTCAATTACTTCGTTTGGATTCCGGATCGAGAAATGGGACCTCATTTGGCAAAACGAGGCGAATCCATCGGGTGGGGTTACTCGTTCACGCTTCTCAGGGACTGATGATTGGTAAAGATTTTAATAATCTAGATCCTGTGCAGTTTAGAACCCAGGGAGTCGATTTAAATTCTTTTGCTGCACCTCTATTTTCTGGTTTGGAAACCCACACGGTTGACTTCGACTATGATTTTGACAATCAACTTTGTTTGAGAGTAAGCGGCGGCATGCCTTGCACCATTTTGGGGATTTACCCAATGCTTGAAACGCAGGACCGGGCATGAAACTGGAAATTAAAAAAACTACTTGTGATGAGTTGTTGGATTTGGAAAAAAGAAATAGCAAAACTCCCGACCACGTACGTTTTACTCCGGATCAAGCGGCATGGATTGAAAAAACTCAGTACGTAAGATCTATTTTTATTGATGGAAAACTCATGGCTTGTGGAGGAGTAAATAAATATTGGGAAAACCGTGGGGAGGCGTGGGCCATTTTCGATCCCAATTGTCGAATGTATTTTTTAGCTCTACACAAAGCGTTTTTAAAACTGATTGATGGTTGTCCTTTTATCAGAGTGGAAGCTTCAGTCGATTGCGACTTTAGAGCGGGTCACCGTTGGATGAAGGCTCTTGGCTTTCAAATGGAAGCTCCCCGCTTAAGGCACTTTTTACCAAATGGCCACGACGCCGCTCTTTATTCGAAAGTTAAAAATGGGGTAACAGCAAATGTCTAGTTACGCAGCTGCAGCAACAGGGCCACTTCAGGCCATTGGTGGAATGAATCAGGCGAATACGGATGCTAACATTTCGGAATATAATGCCGAAGTAGCATCACAAAACGCTGCGACAGACACCGCTCTAGGGAAAGAAGCCGCCCGCAGATCACTTGTAAATTCCACCAAAATGATCGGTACTCAAGCGGCAGGATACGCGGCATCCGGCCTTGCTCCGCAAGGTTCCGCCCAATGGGTGATGAGTAATAGCGCTTCTCAAGGCGAATTGAACGCCCTGACCGTTCAGCATGGTTACGACATGAAAGCAAACGCGCTCAACAACGAAGCGAGCCTTGATAGGTTTAAAGCGCAAAACCAACGAGTAGCCGGATACATGAATGCGGCAACGGCGTTTCTAGGAGCGGGGTCAGAATTCCAAAAGAGCGCCGGAGGAAGTGGAGGCAGTGGAGATAATACTACCGGCTCCCAAGAAGATGGGGGAGCCTCCGCAGATAACACCGGAGCCGAAGGCGACTACAGTGAAGTAGGCGGAGAAGAGGCGGTAGTATGAGCCCAATCATTCACGAATACACTGCTGAAGCGGGTCTTGGCGAACCGATGACCACTCGTCAAGCGCGCCCGAGTGATTCGGGAAACGTAGGGAATTCTCTATCCCAGTTGGGTAATGCGGCTCAAAATCTAAATGACGCGGTTTTACACAGAGAAGCACAATCAGAAATTACTGACCTAGATGCGAAACTCGCAAGTGCACACGCGCAGTCTACAATTGATTTAGACCAAAGAGCAAAAAACGCGGACCCTAACGATAAAGATTTTTCGTCTGATTTTATGGATTCTTACGATGATCGTATGCAAACGATCAGCGACGGAATCTCTACTCCTCAGGGTAGGCAGTATTTCGATCGTGCAAATGCACTGATGCGTTCAAATTTTTTAATGCATTCGGTAGGAAAACAAGCTGCGCTTGCCGGAGCGGGTGCTGCCTCTGACCTTCAAACTTCCCAAGATCAGTATTCTGCTAGTCTCTATTCTGATCCAAGTCGATTAGCAGAAATTAAAGATCTGAATTCAATGGGTATTGAAGCCAAAGTTCAGAGTGGAATGATTTCCGAATCTCAAGGGGAACAATTTCGTGCTGAAGCCGATAATAAGTTTACGACTGCCGCTATCCAGGGTTTCACTAAAATAAATCCCCAGTATGTTAAAGAGCAATTAGCTAAAGGCACTTGGGACGAAGATTTAAATGGTTCTCAAAAAGCTGAACTTGATGGCAGAGCGGACATGGCCATAAAGGGCCAGTTTGTTGAGCAAGAAAGAATTAGGACGCAACGAAAGCAAGACTTAGCGGACCAACAAGGCGCGCAGATGAAAGATGCGCTAAGTGCCATCTACAGTCCACAAGGTCTTTCTACAAAAGATGTTTTGGACCCAAATGGAAAATACGGAGATCTAAATTTTCAGCAACAGCATGAATTGCTGGGGATGGTTGAGAAGGCTTCTACTGAAAAGATCAAAACGGACCCGACCGTCTATAAACAGCTTTTTGACGATATCCATAACGGAAAGATCACGGATCCGAATCAGTTAAATTCTCGCTTTGGAAATGGCATTGATATGCCGACACTTCAAATTTTGAGAAAAGAAGTTGAAGGAAGAAACACTCCTGATGGATTGGCAGAAGGAAAAATAAAAGACGCTTTTCTTAAAAATGTTGAGGGGCAGTTAGTTAAAGGAAATCCCATGATGGGGATCAAGGATCCGGAAGGCGAACAGCATTACGCCGATTTCTTATCTGATTTTTTACCCAGTTATACTCAGAAAAGAAATGCCGGTATGACTCCCGCCCAATTACTCAATTCAAATAGCCCAGATTATATGGGAAAAATGGTTGCACCTCATTTGAGAACGCAGCAAGAAATTATGAACTCGATTTATAACGTTCCCCAGACGCCTAGTGCCCAGGTGCAGGGAACCCCGAGCGGTGGGGGCACCACTGTGTCTGCGCCTCTTGGGGACATTTCTAAAATGGACCTTCCGTCATTACAAAAATTGGATCCAAAGGCATTGAGCCCATCTGATCGGCAGGCAGCAAAGCTAAGATGGGATCAATTGAATAAAAAATGAGTGATAATCCTTTTGACCAACCAGTAGGCTCTCCGGCACCGCAGGTTCAAAAAAATCCTTTTGATTATCCTACGACCCAAAATTCAGAACCCGATATGTCCGGAATGCAGAAATACGTTCAGGCCAATCTCAAAGATTATAGAGAAGGGCAAAACACCGGCGGTCCGGGAGACGAACAAACTCGTCCAGCGCCCGGTCAACCGTCCCCTCAAGAGGCTTCCGGTTTTATAGATGCATTTACCGCAGGTCTTCAGATGTCTACTGCGGGTTTAGCGATACGCGGAAAAATGCCTGACACCGTTTTGCCTCAGAACGCAAGTACGGCGATGAATATTGTTAAAAATGCGGGAACGGTGTTTGGAGATCTTCCCGCGATGGTTGCGGGAGGAGTTTTTGGTGGGGCAGCAGGTGCGGCAGTAGCTTCCCCGGCCCTTGTAGTTCCCGGAGCCGGTGAAGTGGCGGACGCCGGGGCCGCGACTTATGGCGCCGGGATGGGGGCATTTGCAGTTCCCGCAGCGATTCGTCAGTACTATATAGACCAAATTCAAAAGGGATCCGTTCAAAACTGGGATGATTTTTGGACAAGAACCGCGGCGGTCGGTTGGCAAGCTGCGAAAGCCGCTACCGTTGGGGCAGCGACGGTTGCATCGGGTGGATTAGCCGCAGGTGCTTTGGCCAAAACCGCAGCGCCAGCAATTGTTCAAAGTGGCGGAACTCTGGCTTCCGAACTTGGGGCCATGACTACGGTAGGCAGTGCAATGGAGGGACACGTCCCTACTGCAAACGATTTTATTCAAAATGCAGTTTTGATTGGCGGTTTCCACTCAATTGCGCATGTTAGTGAACTTCCAAGCGCGGTAAAAGGACTTCAAGAAAAACTTCAAAATATTTATGCAGATACGGGAATGAAGCCAGCTGACGTTGGAATTCAAGCGGCGTCTAATCCGATCTTAAAACAAGAACTACTCTCTACCAGTACAAAGACTCCGGAATCTCTCCAATCTTTCAAACAAGATCCGGGTAAAAACTCTGAATTACTTGGTGTGGATAAACCTGAAAGTATTCCTGCGAAAATTCCTGAAGAATTAAATGAACCGCATCCAACTATGTCGGATCAATTTCCTGACGGGTTGAAGCCTGTTATCGAAAAACCTGAAACCGAAGAAGTGGAACCAAAAGAGAAAAACGAAGGGAATGAGCCCCCTTCTGATAAAGACGTAATTCTTTCTCGAATCGGCGAAGACGGAGAAAAAGGGCCAGAAAGAAACTGGGATAATTGGTACACAAAAACAGTAGATCGGTTAAACCCCGTAAATAAATTTGTAGAAGAAGCCACAGAGGGAAAATCGATTCCCGCTGAGGAAAATCCTTACGCTAGACTTTCGATGGCGAAATCTCAGGCTTTTGCCCGTGCGGATGAGGCAATCAATTTTGGCCCCAGAGATCGTGAAACTGGGAAACCGTTACTTGACGAAGATGGAAAACCAATCCCGGGGATGAAGGAAATCGTAGAAAGATTTTCAAAAGATCCCGAAGGACCGAATGGTTTTAAAGCTTACCTCATGGGCAAAAGGGCGATTGAACTCGCAAAGGACGGTAGATCTGTTGGGATTGATCTCGATGCTTCACGAAGGTACGTAGAAGAGAATTTCGATAAGTACGAAGCATCGGCAGAAGATTTCCAGAAGTTTGCAAATTCAAGACTTGATGAACTCGCATCTTCGGGTCGTTTTTCTCAAGAACAAATACGGAGCATTAAAGAAGGTAATGAAAATTATTTTCCAATGCGTGTTGACCAAGGTGAAGGAACTGGCGGAAATGTATCCTCATCTAATCCGATTAAAGAACTTCATGGATCAGAAAAAGGAAAACTAGACGGCTTTCAGTCGATGATTCAGCAGACCTATGAACTTTACCGAATCGCCGAAGAAAACAGAGCTAAACAAACAATCGTTGATCTTGCAGCTAAAAATGAAGTCGGATCTGATCTTTTAAAACCAGTTCCAATTCCAAGACGGGGGATTGAACTTTCAGAGAGCGAAGTTGAAAGACAGTTATTACGGCAAGGGATAGAGGCAGATCCTTTTACGATGACTGTTTTTCGTGGAGACTACCGCGGCCCCGATGGCAATCAGTTTGCGGTTTATAACGAAGGTAAGCCTTCTCTTTATGAAGTGGATCCGGCACTTGCGAAATCCCTTCAAGCTACAGCGTATACAGATCCAAACCTTTTAATGAAAATCGCGGAACCTTTTGCGAAAGCACAAAGAATTGGGATCACAGAAAATCCATTCTTTTTATTAAAGCACGCAATTCGCGACCAGTTCACAGCGATGCTTCAATCCCAAAACGGATACCGTATTTTTTATGATGGGATGATTGGCATCTCCCATTACTTCGCGAAATCTGACGATTACATGGAATTTTTACGAAATGGTGGAGGGATGTCCACTTTCGCCGATTTCGATAAAAATTATATTCAGAATGACATTTGGGGAATTTCTAAAGAGACCGGAATGCTTGACCGCATGGTGAATGTGGTTAAGACACCGTGGGAACTTCAAAGAGTGTTGGCAGAAGCTACCTTCACAGCGCCTAAAATGGGCGAATATTTGAGAGCAAAAGAAGCGGGAAAGACCCCGTATCAATCAGCTTATGAGGCAAGAAATGTTACTGTCGACATTCAAAAACGAGGTTCCGACCCCCTGGTAAACGCATGGAGTGCGGCTACTCCTTTTTTCAATATGAGAATACAGGGCATGGACAACATGTTTAAAGCCTTTGAGAGGGATCCAAAGGAGTTTTCAACTAAACTCGCTCTGGGTGTGATCGGTCCATCTTTAATGACGTGGTATTACTTTCACAACGATTCGAGATACAAAAATGCCCCTCTTTGGCAAAAAGATTTAGCGTGGGTATTTCCAACAGATAAATGGGAAGCGGCCACACCCGCTCAAGCCCAACAATATCCGGCAGATCTAGTGAGACCAAGTAAAACAGGTCTTTCTCAGTCTC